CTTCCTCGGTGACGTGGCTGTAAATATTGGCGGTGGTGCTGATGTCTGCGTGGCCCATGAGATACTGGGCGGTTTTCAGATCCACGCCCTGACGGCGCAGATTACTGCAGTAAGTGTGCCGGAGATAGTGCGGCGTGATCGCCGGATCAAAGGCGTGCTTGACAACGGCGTTGCGGTACAGCTCGGCACCGGCCGCAATGTCGCAAGCCCGGTAGAAGCTGTGCCACATGCGGCGCATTTTGGTCATGGACAGCATGCGGCCGTTTCCGATATGAAAGAAATACCTCGATTTCATGTCCAACTGTTTTTGAAGTTCGTCAGGGATGGGAACATAGCGTGCGCCGGCTGCGGTTTTCGTGGATTTCAATGTCGGCTGGTTCGACTTTGTTTTATATTCGACCGCCTGCGAGATACACAGCAGACCGTCCTTGACATCGCGGGCACCGATCGGCACGGTTTCGCCGCGGCGCAGGCCGCAGTCAAGCATGAGCAACACCCACGGCCCGGCATAGTGACGTTTTGCGACTTCGCGCACGATCTGCTCCTCGGCGCGGGTCAGTGCCCGGCGGCTTTTCTCGTCCTCGCCCACGGTTTCGATACGCCGGAATGGGGAGGAGGCAATCAGGCCGTTAATCTCCGCCTGCTCAAAGATCGCGTGCGTGATGTAATGCAGTTTGGCGGCGGTGCTTGCACCGAGCGGCTTGCCTTTACTGGTCCTTGCGTTGTTCATCATTTCCTGCAGTTGGAACGGCTTCACGTTATCCAACGCCAGAAAACCAATCGCCGGACAGATGCGCAGCCGCAAGTGCTCCTCGTAATTTTTGCGCTGGCTCTCTCCAACGTGCGGCTCCTTGTATGTGCGATACCACTGCCAAGCCCACTGCTCGACAGTAACCTTGCCGGGCGTGCCGCCGCGTGCGACCAGCATTTGCACGGCGCGTACCTTGGCCTCAAATCTTGCCTTGTTGTTGTCTTGGATGTACTTGCGGATCGGTGTGCCATCGTCCTTGTGGCCGATGACAATGGTGCGTGAGTATTTGTACTTGTTAGCCATAAAAACCTCCAAAATGGAACATTTGTTCGATTGCACGGTTGAAAATATAGCAGACCCCAAGGGGAGAGGTCTGCTGTATTTTTTTAGACATTGCGTTTAGAACCGTAGAAAATTTGACCTAAGCGTAGTTTGCGGCGATATGTACACTGCCCAGCCGTCATCAAATCGGGGTGGATACAATGTCCGGTTTCACTACACTGCTGATAGCGTGAACAACAGTCAAAACCATTTATCGAAAGAAACTTCTCGTATATTTCGATGGCAAGTTGTGGTGTTTTTTTGAACGAAAATGCTCTTGCGGCCATACGCGCCCAGTTGTTTGGGCGTGAATCATCGAGAGCAATATCACAATCGGTAAACAGCGATTGAATTCTTGGAGAAACTTCGAGATACAACTGTGTACTTCCTTTGAAGGTCATACAGGATTGCCCAAAACATTCAATTGCGTAATAAGGCTGGGATGATTTGGGTGTACGAAATTGAAGCGAAATCTTCCGTAAATCATAGCGAGGATCAGCCTGCTGGATGACAGACAGGAACTCCTGCATAATACGCTCAGGCTCAGAGAGCGGTTTGTTATCCAAACAATCGGACTGGTTATTGAGCAACTGCAAAAATTCGGCTTCCGTGATAATTTTGATTGGAAAACCCTTAACGATATATTCTTCAGCTTTAGTGATTTTGCCGCTTTTATGATTCGGATCAGAGTTTGCACCAATAATCAACAGGTCAGTTTTGCGGGTAATACTATCGGCATTATGTCCGCCACAGTCTGCAATACATTGCATAGCATCATGAAGATCCATGTTCTGCATTTCACCTGTGATAACACAGGTTAAGTCATACAGCGGATGTGCAGGGTCAAACATATCGACAGTGGGATGAATATCCTTTGCTTTGGGTCTTGATCTGTAATACGAGAACTGCTTTGCTGTGATATGTGATTTATTGGACTTTTTTTCCTTGTGTTCAAGTGGAAGTATATTAGCGCTTTGCCAAATAATTTTGGGATTGTATCGCTTTTGCAGAGCTTCAAAACACCGATATGTGGTTTCGCAATCGCCCAAGGCGCGATGTGCCTGACCGAGTTCTACTTGAAGCTGTTCTGCGATAAAAGAAAGATTGTAATGAGATATTTGCATACAATCACGGGCCAGAGGTAGCATATCGCAACAGGGATTCTCTACTGGAGGCAGATCATTCTCTGTGCAGATGCGATTGATGATAGGCAAATCAAACGCCAAAATATTATGACCAATGATAGGTGAGTCCTGAATAAAATCAAGGAATGCAGGCAGTGCGGTTTCGATAGGGGGCTGTTCTGCCAACATTTCGTTGGTGATGCCGGTGACTTCTATGCTATCGAGCGGAATCGGAGAAACGGGGCAAACCAACTGTGAGAAGCTGCGGACAGGTTTTCCGTTTTCAATTCTTAGAGCACCAAATTCAATGATTTCAGAATTATACCGGCTTAATCCTGTGGTTTCAATATCAATAACCGTATAAACAGAAGATGTAGAATTTGCAGGTGCAAGGTTCTCTGTTGGAGTGTGTTTACTGCGTGTAGAGGATTGCATATCCAACAGGCAATCTATGTGTATAGTGTGCAGCTGACCATTTACATCAATTACAACAAAAGAATCGTCTTTATAGCCAACAAGTTTGCATGAAGCAGGAGAATCAACGAAAAATCCGTTATAAATAAGCGGCTTGGGTTCGGTAAATTTTTTGGGTGTCAGCTTGAGTTTCTTTGATAATGCCAGAAGTTCCTCTGGATCGGAAACGCTGACCCATGTGTTAGGAGTAATCATATACAAGCGCCTTTCGGTGTCCGATTTGAACACGCTTCCTTTGTATTTTTACAAGATATAGATTTTCCCTCTTGCCAAAAACCAACATACGGTGTATTATTGAAAATACAAACAGATGTTCGATTTTGGGAGGGCGAGCTATGACAGCGAAAGAACAACAGTTTATCCGTCTTGTGCGTGGGCTGGTAGATCCGCAGACCACGCTGGACGAAATAAAGACTATTCTTTGCGCTGGTTTGCCTCCAGCACCCGAAGTGCAGCGTCCTGCAGTGCTTCCGGTGCCGCACGAAAAAGTTTAAGCAACTCCGCTTCTTCGGCGGAAAGCCCCGCGTCCTCGAGTGAGGGCGCTTTTTTTATATCTGAATTTCCGAGGATGTAGTCGATGGACGTTCCGAAAATTTCAGACATTTCAATAAGTGCATCATAATCGGGTTCGGATCTGCCGGTTTCCCAATTTGACATGGTGGCTTGACCGATTTTTAGGATTTTAGCTAATTCGGTTTGCCTCATTCCTTTTTCGGTGCGAAGCTGTTTTATTCGGTTCACGGGCGTCACCTCTTTCGCCTTATTATATCACGATATGTAATATTAGAAAAATAAATATCGCAACTTTTGTATTTTATCTTGACATATTAAAAAATGCGATATATTATAATATTACAAAATTCGATACGCAATCGCAAAAAATGATGTTAGGAGGTGATATGATGAGCGAGGACTTAAAAGCAATCTTTAGCCAGTTTCGTCGATTAGACGCAATGGCGCAAGTGGCAGGTGGTCGTATCAACGATCAAGCTGCTATTACCAAACAGATGACTCAACTGCTGACCGCTTTGCGAAAGACAAAGGGAAATTATCAGAGCGCTTACTTGAAATTGTTTTATAAACAAGAAAAGTGTCAGAAAATTTCGATTGCAGCATTTGTATTTGCAGTAGCAGCATTTGTTGTGGCCGTATTCAAGTAATCATTTAATTAGACCCTGAGCCAGCAACGCAACTGCCGACTCAGGGTTCGGGAGAACTTATTCACCCATAACCGCATCATTTACGCCATAGTAGATGACCTTAAATGCGGTTGCAACTTCCTTTGCACGGGCTTCGGTATTATCGTCAATATCATAAGTGACGAAACCTTTTTCAATAGCCTGCAAAGTGAGCTGCATAGCAACTTCTAAAGTATCCATGAAATCACCTCCTTTCCTCTATATGGTAACACATAGGAGAGGAAAGGACAAGGTGATTAGGAGGTGACACAATGCGAAGAATCAAAGAACTGCGTCTGGCAAAGGGCGTGCGTCAGGTGGACATGGCTGCGTATTTCCATGTGAGCCAGTCCACGATTGTCAGCTGGGAAGGCGACAGTACATATCCACCGTGCCGGTTAATGCCGGACATCGCAATCTATCTCGGCTGCACGCTGGACGATCTGTACAAAGGGGAGAAGGAGGTAGTCTAAATGGCATCGAACAAGTATATGACTGTCGATCAGCTTGCCGAGCGCTGGATGTGCTCGCCGTCATACGTTCGCACCTTGCTCCGGAGCGGCCAATTGTCAGCAGTAAAAATTGCCGGCTGGAAGGTCCGCCAAGATGAAGTCCTGCGTTTTGAAAAAGCAAAAGAGCAGGCCGACACAGAAGCGCTGCGGCAACAGCGTATCGGTTACATTCTGTGATAATTTTATCACAAACGGAAAGGCGAGGACAACGATGGAAAGATACCAGAATATCTACCAAAGTGCCCGCGAAGGTGCGGGTTTGACGCAGGAAAAAGCAGCCGAGATGCTTGGCTGGTCTGTGCGGAATCTGCAGGCCATCGAGCAGGAGGACCGGACACCTACGCCGGTGCGCGTGGCTGAGATGGCAGAGGCGTATCGTGCGCCGTGGCTGCGCGGATATTACTGCAACCGGTGTCCGTTGGGTACACTGTGGCGGCGGCCGGAAAGCAATGTGGAGCTGCAGCAGCTGGCCTTGGAGGTCGGCTTGGAGAGCGAGGACTACGAGCAGGAGCGTGCCGACGCGCACGATCTGGCGATGATCGCCCTCGACCGCAAAATTGACGATGATGAATCATCGCGATATAACGCCATTGTGCAGCGTATGCTGCGGCGGGCCTATCTGGCAGAGATGGCCTTGATCAGCGGCGAGACAGCAAAGGAGAGAGAAAATTGAAAAACGGACAAAGAAAAAACGCCCAGACGGCGGCAACCGTACTGAGCGTCAATGCAAAAACATCTTGTATTTATAATTATACCACCACAGCCATCGACCGTCAAGTACCGGATTTTGAGGTTCTCAATGGCGGCTGTCAGGGCGTGCGCCCGCGCATGGTCGGCATCGGCTTTACGCTGCTGCTGCTCACGGCCGGACTGACGGACAACGGCACGCTGCCGCTGTCCGTCACGGTGCTGGCCGGTATGGTCGGCTTGGCTCTGTTGATGGGAGGGGTACGCAATGCATGAGGTAAACGTGCGGCTGCCAATCCCTGACGAGCTGTGGAAAGAAATCGCGGAGCTGGCAGAGAAGAAGAGCAGCCGACCGGGAGAACTGGCTGAATTTCTGGTGATGGTCGGTCTGTATCATCACCTGCGCCAGAACATCGATATGTACAAGGCAAGCATCATGCTGAGCGAGAGGCGAAAGGAGGGGAAGGTTGACACATGAATTTCCATTTTGACGGTGCTGTGGCTGAAATGTACGGCGTGGATGGTGCGGTTTTTATCTCGCGCCTGCAGTTCTGGATCGAGAAGAATGCCGCCAACGACCGGCACTATCACGAAGGCCGATACTGGACGTACAACAGCCTGCGTGCCATGGAAAAACTGTTCCCGTTCTGGTCGCGTCGGCAGATCGAGCGCATCGTCAAGAACCTCAAGGACAAGGGCGTTCTGCTGACCGCGAACTACGCCAGGGACAGCCATGACCGCACCCTGTTTTACGCCCTCGACGAGAGCAAATTACCCATTTCACCGTTTGGTGGTGAGGTGTCACCGTTTGGTGACACCACCCCGTCACGGAACGGTGACAACCTGTCACCAAACGGTGAAATGATTAATGAACAGTTAAAGACACAGATAAAAGAAGAGGAAGATAAGGCAAATAAGCCTGAAATAAGCAATAAGCCGCAGCAGCTTGCAGACCGCTACAACGCCATCTGCACCAACCTGCCGAGAGTCGTCCGGCTGACGGACAAGCGCCGCCGAGCGGTGCGCCTGATCTACGGCAAGGGCTACACACCGGAGCAGCTCGACGAGGTGTTCCGCAAGGCGCAGGCGAGCAGCTTCTGTACCGGCCAAAACGACCGCCACTGGAAGGCGGATTTTGACTGGCTGCTGCTCGAGAGCAATCTCGTCAAGGTGCTTGAGGGCAAGTATGACAATCCGGCGGCAGCTAAGCCGCCCGAGAAGGGAGGCGGACGCAAATGGCTGAAATGATGGACCTGTATAACGAGGCCGAGAACAGCGTGCTCGGCACACTGATCGCGGACGCCGAGGTAAATGCCTCGCTGGTGTTTACGCGGGTGCGGCCCGAGGATTTCGTCACCGGCATCTCGCGGCAGATTTTCGAGACCTGCCGAGCGATGTACGGCCGCGGCGATGTGATCGACCCGCTGACCGTCAAGGCGGCCTGCGGCTCTGAGTTTGCAACATGGCTCAAGGAGCTGGAGCAGATCACGCCGTCGGCGCGGTACTGCGGCGCGTATGTGGACAAGCTGCTCGAGCTGTCCCGTCGGTATCGGCTGCAGAAGCTGTTCCGCGAGGCGCTGGACGGCAACTTTGCCGGGCTGCCAATGGAAGAACTCATCGGCAAGATCGAGTGCATGAACAACGTAGTCGCGGATGACAACGACCAGCGCAGCAGCACAATGACCGATCTGCTGACCGACTTTTACGGCCGCATGGGCACTGAGCGGCAGTACCTCGACTGGGGATTTGACGAGCTGAACCGCTACGTCAAGGTCAACCCCAAGCACTATGTCGTGGTTGGTGCTCGACCGAGTGCAGGCAAGACCGCATTTGCCTTGCAGGTGGCGTTACATATGGCCGAGAAGCACAGCGTCACGTTCTTCTCCCTCGAAACCGACAGTGAGACGGTCGAGGACCGCATCATGGCGGCGCAGGCCGGTGTTGACCTGGCACACATCCAGTCCGGCAAGCTGGAGGAGGCTGAGACAGTCGCACTGGTCGAGGCAAAGCGTAAACTGGCCGACCGGAATTTCCACTTTTACGAGGCAACCGGCGTTACGGTCGATGAGATTCGCGCCGTGACCTGCCGAAACAAGTCGGACATCATCGTAGTGGACTATCTGCAGCTTGTCCGGTCGAGCGACCCGAAGCACATCGGCAAGGAGTACGAAACCATCACCGAGGTTACGACCGCATTGCAGCGGCTTGCCAAAAGCGGCGTGTGCGTGATCGCGCTCAGCCAGCTCAGCCGAGGCGGCGAGGGCATGGCAGCCTTGCGCGGCTCCGGACAGATCGAGCAGGACGCCGATGTGGTCATGCTGCTCGACTACCCCAGCGAGAAGGACGTAGAGAGTGACGAGGAAGCCGCCGATCTGGAAGCAGGCCGCCTGCGTGTGATCGAGATCGTCAAAAACAAGGGCGGCCGCCGAGGGTCTATCCCGTTCTGGTTCTGCGGCTCGCAGCAGCGGTTCCTCGCCCAGTGGCAAGGCTTTTATCAGTCCAAATTACGCATGATGGAGGATGATGCAACAGCATGAGATTAAGCAAAGCAATCCCGCGCCTGCGGTTTGAGCGTCGCCGACTGTACGCACAAAGTAAGGTCTGTCCGCCGGAAATGCGGCGGGAGTACCGTGAGCGGGCAGAGGCCATCGGTGCGGTGCTGAGATACATCAAGAGAAATCGGAAGGAGAAACAGCATGATTGAGATTAAAATTGACGGGACAACGGTTGAAATTATGGCAAATCCTCGTGATGATGACGATTTGCTTTGTGATTCCGCGCGAGTGCTGTGTGCCTTGCAGTATGTTGCGCGTAAATACATCATCCGCGAGATTGCAGACAGCATGATCAAGCAACTGTGCGAGATGCTGATGAATGGCGATTTTGATAGCGCCGAGTTTAAGCCACACGAGGTGCAGCATGGCAGCTGAGACACGCCGCGTCATTTGGCGCCACCCGCGCGGCATCTACGAAACGGTTGAGGTTTCCGGCACCGGAGTCTTTGGCGTGCCGTATAGCTACCGGGAAACTGTATACACCCAAGACCGCGACACACGCGGCGTGGCCCACAAGGAAATCCAGCCTGCACCGCCGAACGGTGGCAGACCGGCCGGCGGTCCGCGCATACCGTTAACGGATAAGGAAGAAAAGGAAATCTGCGAAATGTACGAGACAATGCCTCTCGCAATCGTGGCAGCAAGTATGCACCGCTCGGCTAAAACGGTGCGAGCGGTACTCACAAAGCATGGCGTTCGTTTGCGGAAATACGGTCCGCGAACGAAGTAAAACCACTGAAACAAGAAAAAGGAGCGAAAACATCTTGAAAACGATTAGCATAGTGAATTTGAAGGGCGGCGTCGGCAAGACCGTCACCGCCGTAAACCTTGCAGGCATTTTGGCTGCTGACTATGGCAAGCGCGTGCTGTTGGTAGACAGCGACCCGCAGGGTGACGCCAGCCAGTATATCGGCGTCGTGCCGGACGCTTGCAGCACGGCCGACCTGTTTGACGGCGGCACGGCCTACTACGAGGACGTCATCCAGCACACCATTTACCGTGATCTGGACATTATCCCGTCCGACATGCAGCTGGCCTCGGTGGACCTGGACGCCGACATTGACCGCAAGCAGGCGGTCCGCGTGTACGCCGATCTGCGTGACGCACTGGTCGAGGATGATGCGTACGACGTGATGATTTTCGATTGTCCGCCGTCATTCAGCTTGCCGTGCATCTCGGCGATTGCTGCCAGTGATATGGTCTTCGTGCCGATCAAGCCGGGTGCGTTTGAGATGTCTGGTATGCAGCTGCTTGCCGATCAGATTGCCAGCGTGCGAAGCACCGGTCTTGCCTGCCGTTCCGTGTATGGTCTGCTGACGATCTGGCACAATGCAGACGCAACGCGCCAGAGCGAGGACTGGCTGCGAGAGCACAGCCCGATTCAGCTGTTTACGCAAAAGATCAGACGCACCGACAAGGTGACCGAGAGCACCTACGCCGCACAGCCGGTCACGCGCTGGTCTCCGACCTCGGCGGCCGCCCGCGACTACCGAGCATGGGTGGAAGAACTCATGGAGGTGCTTTGAGATGGCAAAGAAATTTAATCTTGCGGAGCTGATGGGCGAGGCGGTGTCCAAATCGGACACCGGAGAAATGCGGGTGGAGCAGATTCCACTCGCTGAAATCGAGGAAAACGAGAACAACAGCTACGCGCAGAACGGCATTGACGAGCTGGCGGAATCCATCAAGGTCATCGGCTTGCAGCAGCCGCTTGTAGTGCGCCGCAAGACCGAGGGCGGGTACTTACTCCTTGCAGGACACCGCCGGAGGAACGCGCTGGCGCTGCTCGACCGCAAGACCGCGCCCTGTATTGTGCTTGACGCTGATCTTGACCCGTCCCTGCAGGTGCTGATCCTGCACTGGACCAACACCATGGCACGCGGCGGCGGCGGTCTGACTGCCGAGTACACCGGTCAGGCGGCAAAGGAGATTGAGGCCGCGCTCAAGGATCTACAAGCGCGCGGCGTGGTTGAGCTGCCGGGCAAGCTGCGCAGTTATGTTGCCGAGGTGCTCAAAACTTCAGAATCCCAGATCGCCAGGGCGAAGGCGATCGACAACGGCCTGACCGACGAGTGGAAAGAGCTGTTTCGGGAGCACCGCATTAACGACAGCGCCGCCTACGAGCTGAGCCAGTGCGATGCGGACCTGCAAAGGGAGCTGCACGGCGCGTACAAGGACCGCTATTGGAATTTAGACGCCAAGAAAATTAAAGCGCATCGCAAGGCGGCGGAATTTGACTTTACACCGCTGACCTGCCCGGAGGCATCGCCCTGCATAGAGCCTTGCACCGGCGCAGACAAGCGTGCCGCATGGGTGAAAGATGGCTATTGTGACGGCTGCTGCCATGAGTGCTCGCTTGCCGCCAACTGTGACCGCGTGTGCGGCAAGGTTAAGCAGCGCCTCAAAAACGAACAGGAAAAGGCTGAGCGCGAGGAAAACCACGAGCAGCAGATTGCAGCGTTTAACGCCTCACCGTTAGCAAAGGCGCGGCGCAACATCCGGTTTGCGCTGGCGTGCAAGGATATCCGCAACGTGGACGATCTGCCCGAAGCTCGCCACCAGTGGTATATGAGTTGGCTGTGGTCAGCAGATCCGCTTGCTTATCATGCACCCGACCTCAGCGACCTTTTCGAGGTGGCGCAGGCGCTTGAAATTGACCCATTTGAGATGATTTGCGGACGGGAGAGCGGCAGCGTTTGGCATGAGTACACCGATGAGCGGCCGCCGGAGGGCGCTCGGGTGCTGTGCAAGCTGTGCGGCTGCACTAATCGCTACGGTGAGTATGTTTACCGCGGCGGCAAGTGGTTCTTCCCGGATCTGGACGATGAAGCATGCGAGGCAAATATTCTCGTCAGCTCGTGGACGGAGGTGTTCCCGGAATAATGGCGAAGTGTAAATTTTGCGGGGAGCCGGTTAAGGCGGCACCCGTGTTTCATGCCGTGTGCATAGAAAAGCAGCTCAATGACATGGAGCAGGATATGCGGCTGCTGGTGTCCGGTGATGCAGACCCGTGCGAGATGTGCGCGCACTGCTGCGCTGACGGTAAGCCGGTGTACCGGCCTAACGAGGAGTACATGGCGTTCTGCGATAAGTGCGATGAGGATTACAGTGAATTTGTCTGGAGGGGTCGCAATGAGGACAGCTGAACAGGCGATGTCGGACAAGCTCAAAGAGCTGAGGAAGGAGATGATTAGGAGTGGGAACGCCTGAGTGCTACTACTGCAAAGCAAAAGAACACTGCATCGCCGCTGCTCAGCCGGGTTCTGTGGTGTGCATGATGAACCGCATGAGATACGGCGGAACACACGCGGATGACGCTCCGCCGAGAACGGAAGCGGTGTATTGCCAGTTTTGCGGACAGCCGTTAAAGGTAATTGGTCAGAAACGGTTTTGCAATAATACTCGTTGCCTGAACCGCTATAACGATGTCTGATAGGAGGATAAGCATGAATACAAAAGGAAATGAGGGAAACGAATGAACAAAAACGTTAAAAAGCGAGAGACACGGCAGGATGTGTTTCTCCGTAATCATCCGAGAATAAGCTATGAAGATGAAAACGGTGTGCTTAAATTTTGCCCGTCAATGATCGACAGCCTATACCACTGTGAACAGTATTTTATCGGGAAAGAGTATATTAGTTGCGATGCTTGCAGACACCGCTACTGGACGAAGGAGGTGAGTGAAAATGGCAGAATATATTGACCGTGAAGCTTGCCGCATAGCGGTCGAAATCATGCGTCAGCATCTAAAGGACTAAAAAATATTTGACAAACCGAAATTTTGCGGATATTCTATAAAACTACACGCGGACGGGGAAACTCGTCCGCTGTGGTGTTCAAATTGGACACCGATGGAGGCAGAGATGAAGAGGAGAAAGACAACCAGGGCCGGGCGGCTGGTGTGGGATATCACCTACACGGTGCCGCGACCAAACGCCAGCAAGCAGGAGCGCAAGCGCATCCGCGAGGTGACGGAGGAGCAGGTGGCGCGAACCAACGCGAACACCGCGCAAAGAAAATTGGAAATGCTGATGGCGACCAACTTTGACGAGGGCGATTTAGTGCTGACCGTCACCTATCGAGATGCGGACTTGCCGGACAGCGCCGATGTGACACGCAAGCACCTCGGCAAAGTGTTCTCACAGATGCGGGCCTACCGCAAGGCGCGAGGTCTGCCGAATCTCAAGTACATCTACGTCCTCGAGGGCAGGCACGGCGATCATCGCCCGCACGCGCACATTATCATCAACGCCGCAGGCGGTGACTTGGAGCTGATGCGGTCACTCTGGATCTGGGGTGACGACATCCAGCTCAACTACATCCGCGAGCGCGGATACGACGGTTGGGCTGGCTATCTCACCAAAGAGCGCCGAGAAGCCAGCCTCAACGGTAAAAAGCAGTTTGTCGGCAGCCGCAACCTTGCCCGACCTGTCACCACTTACGAGTGGGTGGACGACGGGACGACCGTTGATGCACCGCCCGGAGCACAGGTGCTCGATGAGGGCGGCGGCAGAAATGAGATTGCATCCTGCCGATTTGTTAAATATTTAATGCCGAAAAATACCTATTATAATACACACGCAACGCGCACACGCACGCGCGTTGTTGCTGGCTTGGAATGCTCTATAACATATGACACGGTTGTGGAGAAACGAAAGCGAACGGGTAGACATAGGAGGACGAAAGGTGTATAATCAAGACAAAAGAATAAAACTTGTGTGCCCGCGATGCAAGCGGCCGACCAACGTGGTCGCAATCAAGGGACGCACAGTGTTGCGGAATTTTCCGCTGTTCTGCAAATTCTGCAGAACTGAGACTGTCATCACGTATGACGGGAAGAGCCAGAGCCTGAGAGCCAGAGCCGAATAAACTGCACCAGAGATGGGTGTGGTTTGTTCGGCTTTTATTTTTTGCCGGAAAGGCGGTGAGTGTCGTGCAAACGGTGCGCGAGATGATACCTGAGTACAAGCGCAACCTCGACCGGCTGCGTCAGCGGCGGCTTGATCTGCTGCGGGAGCGTGAGCTTGAACCGAGCTTTGAGAAGCGCTACAAGCTGACGGTGCGCATCTGTCGGCTCAAGAGCATCATCACGTCTACCGAGTCCGCCCTGCATGACATGCTCGAGTATGACAAGTAAGCCGCTGAGGCCGTGCCTGCATCCCGGATGCCGGGAGCTGGTGCGGTGCGGGTACTGTGACAAGCACAGACCCAAGGACAGCGCACGGCGCAGCACCGAGAGCCGTCGGTGGCGTGGTTGGTACAGCCTGCCGATCTGGACAGACAACCTGCGGCCCGCGCAGCTGCTGCGTGAGCGATGGTGCCGGGAGTGTGCACGGCATGGCGTTCGCACCAGAGCGACGGACGTGGATCACATCGAGCCGCATAACGGCGACTGGGAGAAGTTCACGGACCGCAGCAATCTGCAAAGCCTGTGTCACAGCTGCCACAGCGCAAAGACCATAGCCGAAAGCAGGGCTAAAGGCAAGGCCAGACGACGCTGAAAGGCGGAAGGCTTGGACGGGCGCAGGCAGGTGGGTGTGCGCGAACTTGGCGAGAAATCTCAAGATTTCTCGGAGTCCCCCCACCCTCGGAAAGTTTTGCGGCGGGGCGCTCCTGACCGCAGCCCCCCATTCGTGCGAGATTTTTTCCCAATGGAGCGGGAATTTTGGAGGTATTGAAAATGGCCAACAAGAAAAGCGTCGGTCCGGCAGGGCCGGGCGAGGTAAAAGCGGCGTGGTTTATGCCGGAACAGATGGTGCGCGTGCCGATCGGGGAGCTGGTGCCCTATGCGCGAAATGCGAGGACACACAGCGAGAGCCAGATCGCCCAGATCAGAGCGAGCCTGCGGGAGTTTGGCTTTGTCAATCCGGTAATCATCGACAGCGACCGGAATATCATCGCCGGACACGGGCGCGTGCTGGCGGCCAAGGCCGAGGGCATGACCGAGGTGCCGTGCGTGCTGGTCGAGCACCTGACGGACGCACAGCGCCGCGCGTATATTCTGGCGGACAACCGGCTTGCGGAGCAGTCCGGCTGGGACACCGAGATGCTGGCGCTGGAGCTGGGCGAGATTCAGGCCGCGGGCATGGACCTGACAATCACCGGATTCTCGGCAGCTGATTTGGAAATGGAAGACCCGAACGAAGAACCACCTGCCGCCGAAGATGACGGCGACAGCGGCGAACCGGATGCCGATACACCCAGCCGCGCCCAGGACGGCGATGTGTGGAAACTCGGAGACCACGTTCTTTTGTGTGGAAATTGTATCGAAAAACCGTATTTAGACAAAATTTTCGGGGGGGGGGTAACACAAAAAGTTGATTTATTGCTTACTGACCCGCCGTATGGCGTTGATTACGTCGGCAAGACCGGCGATGCAATGACCATCGAGAATGATGGTGTTGACCGTGACGCGCTGCTGAAACTGCTGACCGGCTCGTTTGATGCTGTCAGCGAGTGGCTGCGAGAGGGCGCAGCGTATTACATCTGGTGTGCGAGCAAAACGTGGGATGTGTTCGCTCAGGCGGTTGAACAGCTTGGATGGCCGGTGCGCGAGCAGCTGATCTGGAACAAGGACTGCTTTGTGATGGGCCGCCAGGACTACCAGTGGAAACACGAGCCGTGTCTGTACGGCTGGAAGCCGGGAGCCGCGCACAAGTGGTGCAGCGACCGCAGCCAAACGACCGTGATCGACTGTCCTCGACCCAAGGCGAACCGCGACCACCCGACCATGAAACCGATTCCGCTGTTTGACTACCTGATCCGCAACAGCACGGACGTTGGTGACACGGTGTATGACCCGTTCTGCGGCAGCGGCACGACGCTGCTGGCTTGCGAGCAGGCAAACCGTAAATGCGTGGCGGTAGAGCTGTCGCCGCGGTACTGCGATGTAATTTTACGCCGATGGGAGACGCTGACCGGCCGCAAGGCCGAGCGGCTTCGGAATTTGAGAGAGTGAGGTGACGAGATATGTCAGCAAGCAAGCCAATTCCGCGGGAGGCGGACGGCACGGTGGACATCAAGCAGGCGCGACGGCGCATGGCAGGACACCGGACAAACGCCGAGATCGAGGCAAAAGCCAAGAGCGAGGTGCGTGCCAACGAGCCGAAACGCATACAGGTACCAAAATATCTGCCGAAGGCTATGGCTGATGAGTACCGCGCGACGGCCAAAAAGCTGGTTGCTCTGCATATCTTTTCCGACCTTGACTACGATATGCTGGCGCGGTATTTTATCGCTCGCGCCGCCTGGCAGAACGCCCAGAACTGGGCGAACCGCGCGATCATGCAGGGCGACGCCAAGGAGTCCGGCGCGTGGACAAAAACGGCAAACATCTACTTCGGTCAGTGCCAGAGCACCGCGGCGGCGCTCGGGCTGAGCGTGTCGGCACGCTGCCGTCTGGTAATGCCGGAGCCGCCCAAGGATGAGGCCGACGAGGACCCGCTCAGCAAAATGCTGCGCGAGCGGGCAGAGCGCCGGAAGGCGTGAGACATACGTCCGAGGTTGTGACGGGCAGTGTAATGGCTGCCTGATTCCTTTCGGTTTGGTATAGCGGCAGGCGAGGTTTGGTGGTTTATTCCTCGCCTGTCCGTCAGAGCCTCGGACAGCTTCCTGCGCTGCGGCGGACGGTGGTCAGCCATTACGCCGTCCCCCACGTCAGAGTGGCAAGGATACAAGCGGGTGCACCCGGAATGCAGACGAGTGGGTGCGTCCGCCGGAGCGCAGGAGGAGAAAGCAATGCAAGATCGAACAATCTGTCCGGCTATGTGCCCGATGCTCAACGTCCAGGGCTTTTGCGAGAGCGCATGGAGACGGGCAGGCCAGGTGCGGGAATGCCCGCATAAGAAAATGCGCAAGGCGGTGTCCAGTTTGAACACCGCAGACAAAAAGTAAAATCCGGTGCTGTGACGGGCGACCCACCCGAAACACCTTACCTATTTCTTTTGGCGGCGGCGAGGGTTTGTCCTCTTGTATCTCGCCCGTCCGTCAGAGCACCGGATGGTGCAAATTATGGAGGTTTTGACAATGACAATCAACAAAGCAACGAGGTCTGTGGATTTATTCAACACAATTCGCGGTGCTGCCGTCGCAATGATGGCGCAGACGCCGGAAAGTCCCGACTTGCAGGAACTTCTGCGTAAGCTGCAGACGACGCTTGCTGAATATCTCGGCTCGGAGCCGAGCGAGGGCATTCTCGTGGAACCGGACCCGATAGAGACCGAGGACGACTGCACCTATGGTGGCGGTGAGATGCCGCGTCTGACCCGCGCCGAGGTGCTGCACCGTGCCGAGCAGTGTGTCTGTGGCCAGCGTGAGCAGGACTACGGCACGCCTGAGGATAATTTTGAGACAATCGCGGAGTTTTGGATTACATATCTCAATCGTGCGTGCGTGGATGAGGAAGGCTGTGTGTATATCGACGCAACCGATGTCGCCATGATGATGGCGCTGCTCAAGATTGCGCGTATTGCAGGCGGTTCGGGCACGCGAGACAGCTTTATCGACCTTGCAGGCTATGCGGCGTGCGGCGGAGAGTGCGCCGATGTATGACCGCGAGAAGTATGAGTGGTATAAGACGCACGGCATCTGCGTCCGCTGCCGCAAGGCTAAAGCACGCCGCGGCCGCACGACCTGCGCCGCGTGTGCGGCTCAAAACACGGAGCGCACCTTGCGGTATTTTAACGAGCTGACCGCCGAGAAGCGCAAGGAATACTCTCAGCGAGCCACAGAGAAACAGCGTGAGCGGCGTGACGCTCGCTACGCTGCCGGTCTGTGCGTTATCTGCGGCAAGCGACCGCCGAGAGACAACCGCCGGACCTGTGCGCTGTGCAGCAGCAAGCGAACAGGCGCACGGCAGCGCAAAGCAGAAATTGAGGAGGAGACGGAAACATGACAGCAAACGATGTAAATGTTGTGATTGACAATATCGCCAGCAAGCTGGGACTTGCTGCGAGCGGTATGGCAGACTTCGTGCCGGAGCTGGCGCGTTACGCTATCGCTCAGGATATCATCGCTGCGGTGATTTCGGCGGTTGTGTTGCTGGTAGCCGTTCTGGCGGTGCGATGGAGTATCAAAAATCCGCCTAAAGATAGCCTTGATTGGGAGTCGCCATCGCCATTTGCGCGCTGGTTTGGTACGATTGGCGGCATTATTGCGCTGATCGTGTTTATGGTCTGCGTGTCGGATTTAGCCGGATGGCTTGCATCTCCGGCAGCGGCAGCGGTCAAATCCGTACTGTCTTCTGTGGGAGCATAACAACAGCACTCCGGTGCTGTGACGGGCGGCAGCAGCTGCCCGAGAAACAACCTCCAAAATAATTTTGCGCAGGGCACGGCGGAAACGGAACACCGCCGCGTCCGTCAGAGCACCGGAAACCAATTTAACAGAGCCGACGCGGGAAAGCGGTAGAGAGCCAGAGCCTGAGAGCCAGAGCCAACGAGCAATTTGTCTCGTCGGCTCTTAATTTTTGCTCGGAAAGGGGTGAGAGAGATGGCAAAGAAAGAAAAACGCATCGACTACATCAGCAAGGTGGAGGATATCCGCCTGATTGCGAGCGGTGTGAACGCGGAGCACCGCACCATGACCTGGCGCGAGGCAACCGAGTATTGGGAGCGCGACAACGGCACCGACGATTACGGCCGTGCGGCGCTGATGGCGTACCTCGGCATTGCGACGGCAGGCGAGTGTGCACTGCTGGATAATCTGGTTGACGCGCCGGAGGATGACGCACCGGAAGGCGAGGAGGAAACCGCAGAATGAAGAAGATCATAAAAATCCTGCTGCCGGATGTGCTGCTGCTGGCCGGAGCGGTAACCATCGTGGTGGCGCTGCATGAGATGTGGCCGCCGCTGGCGTACCTCGCGTGCGGTGTGTTCGCCGTGCTGCTGGCGCTGATCCTGTCGTTTTAAGGCGGTGACGGCATGATCGTAGATAAGATTTTACACCGCATCCGTGGTCAGACCACGCTGACGCTGGACGACCCGACCGGATGGAGCACGGGCGGCAGCACCCTGTTCGGCGGCAAGGAAATGCAGGCCATGAAACTGCCTGCCGTCAACGCCTGCATCGAGATCATCTCGGACAGCGTGGCAAAAATGCCGATCTACCTGATGGACGGCGAGACCCGCGAGCGGGTGCCCGACCACCCGGCGGTGCGGCTGCTGACCGGCAGGCCGACCGAGGCCCTGACCGCCTTTGACTATCACAAGCTAATGGAGTCGAGGCGTATTGCGTACGGCAACGCTTACGCGCTCATCCTGCGCGACAAGTGGGGACAGCCGGTGGAGCTGCTGCCGATCGCGCCGGGCTACATGCTGCCGATCCTCGACACCAACGCAAAGCTGTGGTATGTCGGCATCAATCCCAAGACGCACGAGTACCGCAAGTTCTGGCCGACCGATGTGCTGCACTACAAAGCATTTTCCACAGACGGCCTTGAGGGCATCAGCTATCTGCGCCGCGGTGCCGAGACCATCGAGGCGGCCCTGCAGGCGCAGCGGTATGAGAGCAATTACTACCGCAACGGCGGACAGGTGAGCGGCATTTTGACCACCGACACCGACCTCTCGCCGAGGCCGACCACCATCGGCGGCGAGAAAGTGGACATCAAGAGCAAAATCCGTGCCGAGTGGGAAAGCATCCACTCCGGAGCGGACAACGCTTACCGCATTGCGGTGCTGGATAACGGCCTCAAGTACACGCCACTCACCGCAACCAACCGTGACGCGCAGTTTATCGAGTCCAAGGCCGCCAGCGTCGAGGACATTGCCCGGCTGTTTAACATCCCGTTTTACAAGCTGGGCGCGGGCAAGGAGAGCTACGCGGCCAACACGCAGGCGGCCATTGAGTATATCCAGCGCACGCTGTCGCCAATCGTCAGCGAGCACGAGCAGGAGGACACGCACAAGCTGCTGCTTGAGAGCGAGTGCAGCCGCGGCCTGCAGCTGCGCCGCAACATGATGGGCGAGCTGCGCGGAGACTGGACGGCTCGGGCTGCATGGTACAAGGCAATGCGCGAGATCGGCGCGTACAGCGTGGACGATATCCGTGCACTCGAGGACCTGCCGGACGTGCCCGGCGGCGATGACCGTCTGGCAAGCCTTAACTACGTCCCGCTGGAGGATTGGCGGGACCTGAGCCGCCGCCGCAACGGAGCGGACGGCGAGGAACAGAAAGGAGTGACCACATAATGGCAATTACAATGCCTAAAATCGACATTACGTTTGAGCAGCGTGCTGTGAGCCTGATCGGCCGCAGCGAGCGCGGTGTCGCAATCCTGATCGTGAGAGACGACACCGACAAGACATTTACGCACAAGCAGTACAGCGACCTGTCTGCCGCGCAGGCAGACGAAAGCCTGTACACCGCAGACAATTACGCGGCTATCTGCGACCTGCTGGGCTTTGCGCCGTATCAGGCGCATGTGTTCCGCTGTGACGCGGACGGCGCTCTGGCGGATACACTCGCCGAGATCGGCAAGCGCGTCAAGACCGGCTGGCTGACCATTGCCGGTCAGAATGCCGCTGACGGTCTGGCACTGTCTGCGTGGGTCAAGACGCAGGACAACACCAAGCACAAGACCTATAAGGCGGTCTGCTACAACCTGACCACCGCACCGGACGATATGCACGTTGTCAATTTTGTCAACGAGTCGGTCACCTACACGGATGACCGCGGCAAGAAAGACGGCGTGACCTATCTGCCGAGCCTGCTCGGTATCTTCGCGGTGTGCAACGTCACCCGCGGCTGCACCAACTACCTGTGCAGCAATCTCAGCGAGGTGCAGGAGGTCGAGGACAACGACGCGGCACTCGGCAGCGGCAAGTTTATCCTTGTCAATGATGAGGACGGCAATGTCCGCGTGGCTCAGGGTATTAACTCGATGACCACGACCAACGGCCAGACCCAGACCGAGGACATGCAGTTTATCGAGACCGTCGAGGCAATGGACATGATGCGCGACGACATTACGTCCGTATTCCGCGAGACCTACCTCGGCAACTACCGCAACAGCCGCGACAATCAGATGATGCTGGTGGCCTCGCTCAACAGCAGCTATTTCCGGCAGCTGATGCAGCAGAGCATCCTTGACCCGGACTACGCCAATGCGGCAAGCATCGACGTGGACGCACAGCGTGCCGCGTGGGTGGCATCCGGCAAGAGCGAGGCTGCCGACTGGGACGATGATACCGTCAAGGCCAACCCGTTCAAGCGCACTGTCTATCTGACGGCCAACGTCAAGATTCTCGGCTCGATGACCGACCTCATTTTCCCGATCACCATGGCGTAACTACAACAACAATTAAGGAGGCAAGACCTATGAAGAAGAAACTGCTTGACCTGCTCGCTAAGAAGCGCGGCATTGTAGACCGCATGAGACAGGCGGATGCGGCAGGTGACCAGACCGCATTTGACGCGGCGCTGGCAGAGAACACCGCCGTTGATGCGGAGATTGCCCGCGTAAAGGCAATCATGGAAGCCGAGGAGAATGTACCGGCAGAGCCGGAAGGCGTACCGACCAGCGGCACTGATCCTCCGGCGGCAGAGCCGGTCAACAGCTGCGAGTGCGTGCATGCCTTTGCGGAGTGCATCCGCGCCCAGGCACGCGGCCAGCGTGCAGCCTTTGAGTCCAACGCAGACGTTCTGCGCCGTGCCATGGCAGCCGAAAACGCCGGTGCCATGACTGAGGGTGTCGAGGCAGACGGCGGTCTGCTGGTACCGCAGGACATCCAGACCCGCATTAACGAGCTGCGCCGCTCTCTGGTGCCGCTGTCCGACCTGTTTGCGGTCGAGAATGTATCGTTCCTGTCCGGCTCGCGTGTGGTAGATACCGCGCCGAACAAGGGCTTTACCAAGATTGACGAGATGGATGAGATTCCGCAGGATGACAAGCCGGCGTTCCGCAAGATCGCCTACAAGGTCGAGGACTATGCGCTGATCCTTCCGGTCTCCAACGACCTGCTGCGCGACACCGACGAGGCTCTGCTCGCGTACATCTCGCGCTGGCTGGCGAAGAAGCAGGTCATCACCGAAAATAACCTGCTGGTTGCAAAGCTCGCCGCGCTCGACACCGGTGCCGCAGCCGCGACCGAGACGGACGTTGTAAAGGTGCTGAAGACTGCGCTTAACAAGACGCTCGACCCGGCGATCTCCGCGACGGCACACTTTGTGACCAATCAGGACGGCTTTAATGCTCTGGATCAGCTGGTGGACGGCAACAAGCGTCCGCTGCTGCAGCCCGACCCGACCGGCTCGACCGGCAAGCTGCTGTTTGGCCGCGGCATTACCGTAGTAAGCAACGGCATTCTCAAGACTGCGACCAGCAAGGCGCCGATCTACTTCGGTGATTTTACGCAGTACGCTACTTTGTTCCGCCGTCAGCCGCTTGAGATCGCATCGACCGACATCGGCGGCAACGCATGGAAGACCAACAGCACCGAGGTCCGCGCGATCACCCGTCTGGATGCACAGGTGTTCGACTCCGAGGCCGCTGCTGCGGTATCTCTGACCATTGCGTAAGGACTAACACAAGGGCGGCGCTGCTGCCGCCCTTCCCATTTTTAGAGAGGAGGGCACAGGATGCCTGAATTTAACCCCAATCGCATTATGCACGGCAACGGCGGTCATGCGTGGTTTAACGGCAAAAAGCTGACCACGCTGCAGTCGGTTGAGGCCAAGGTTGCCGGTGATTTTGAGGATATCAACGTGTGCGGTGATCCGGCTACTTACCGTGTATATAACGGCTACTCGGGCGAGGGCACGCTGACCACGCTCAAGATCGACAGTGATGTGCTGAGCCTGATTGCCGCGGCGTATAAGTCCGGCGAGATGCCGACCATCACCATTATCACCAGCCAGACCATGCCTGGCACAAACCGCGCGGAGCGCGTAGCGTACAGCGACATTACGATTGACGAGTTCACGCTCGCAAAGTTTGAAAAGAAGTCCAAGACCGAGGAAGAGATTCCCTTTAAATTCGGTAACTTCGAGGTTCTCGAAACCCTGTAAGGAGGTGCGGCATGAGATTCAACTTAAACGGTCACATCGTGGCCGACAGTGACGCGCCTATCCTGCGTTGGTGGGGTATCCCGGCGGCCTGTCCGGCGGATATCCGCGGCGCGCTCGCCGAAAACCCGGAGGGTGAGGAATTTGTTCTGGAGATCAACTCCGGCGGCGGCTCGGTCTTTGCGGGTTTTGAGATGTACAGCTTGCTGCGCAATGCGTCCCGTCAGGGTGTACATACCCGCGCCGAGGTGCAGAGCCTTGCCGGTTCTGCCGCGTCTGTCGTGATGGCAGGTGCGGACACGGCGGCCTGCTCGCCGGTCGGTCAGGTGATGATCCACCTGCCGAGCACGGTCACCGAGGGCAATCAGGGCGTGCACCGCGAGAGCGTGCAGATGCTCGAGAGCATCACCGAGAGCATTATCGCGGCGTATGAGAGCAAGGTTGGCGGCAAGACCAGTCACGACGCGCTGCGCCGCATGATGGACCGCGAGACCTTTCTCAGCGCCCGTGCGGCGCTTGACGCCGGTCTGATCGACGAGATCATCGGCGAGGAGCAGCCGGGCGAGCCGCTCAATCTGAACAACATTTACAACGCTTGCGGAGCTGTCCCCGATATGGACAAGCTGCGTGCGGCGTACATCGCTGCACAGAGCCAGAGCCAAGAGCCAGAGCCGCAGCCGCCGGTGTCCAATTTGAACACCGCCCGCAAGCGTGCCATCGCCATTGCTGAGGCAGAACTCCGGGCGGTGGTCGTATGATTACCGCCGAGCGGCTGACCGCAATCAAACAATACTGCCGCATTGACTACGATGAGGACGATGCGCAGCTGACCGGCTTTGCGGAGATGAGCGACAGCTATCTCGCGCAGTGCGGTATCACTCGTGACGGCCACGAGGCGATGTATGACCTCATTGTGCAGGCAATGGTGCTGACCCAGTACGAGGGCAAGTGTGCAGACAATGCAGCCGCAGCCCTGGCTACGGTTCCGCCGCTCGTGCGGCAGATGGTAAACCAGCTCAAACTCGTTTGTGCGTTTGGAGGTGCGGGCGATGGCAACACAGGTGCGTGATCTGCGCGATCGTGCCGAGGTATGGCTTGCCACGCCGACGGAGCAGCCAAACGGTGAGACGGACTACTGCTACACCAAGGTCAAAACGATCTGGGCGGCCGTCAACCCGACAAGCGGGCGCACGGAGACGCTGACCGGTGACGCTGAGCGTGCCGAGATCACGCACCGCGTGGTCTGCCGGAGCGCCAGCCTGCCGGAGCTGTGCCTCGAGATGTACTTTATTATCCGCGGTCAGCGGCTCGATGTGTCGTACTGGCTGCCAATCTATAACCGCCGCGGCTGGGTGGAGATTTACTGCACACTGCGGCAGGGAGAGGTGACACGCGATGGCTCATGATGGTTTTGATTGCTCCGAGCTGATGGCCTTTGCGGAGGAACTGGGCGCACAGCCCAAGGAGCTGGAGAAGGCGCAGAAAAAGCTGCTCCGAGATCAGGGCAGCAAGCTGCGCCGCAAGACAGCTCAGCAGGCGCGTGCAACGGTCAACCGCACAGCGGTGCACCGCAAAGAGTATGACCGCGCCGCCGGTCAGTACCACAAGAGCATCAAGCGCGGCAAGGTGTATACCAAGGACGGCCAGATGCGTATACGCGTGTATTCGGGTGACCCGATCGGCCATCTGGTCGAGCAGGGATGGACGCCCAAAGCGCGTGACGGTTCTCGCGGCAAGAAGCAGCTGGGCCGCGAGGTGTTTGACAAGACCGCGCAGGACTTTGATGAGCAGTTTCAGCAGGCTGCCGAGGACGCTCTGGACGAGGTGATTAACAAGCTATGATCCATTGGAAAGAGATAGATGACGCACTCGGTGCGGTAGTAAGCGCGGCTCTGGGGGCTGCCGACCTGCCTGCCGGGCGTATCCGTGACGATGTTAAGGCTCCGCTGGTGCGGCGCAGTTACCGCATTGACGTTGGCCAGACCGACGGCATGGGCACGGATGATTACGCCGAGACCGGCTGCGACATCGAGATTTATTTTTATCCCGCCGACGGCACACGCCCGCGCGACGAGCTGAACACGGCCGCTGACGCGATCCGCGCGGCTCTGCGGGAAGGCGTGACCGTGCAGGGCGTGGTACTCATCCCGGAGGACGACATCACCTGCGACGCAGACGGCGAGACGCTGGCAGTCATGCTGCGGCTCACCTGGATCGAGACCGCCGAGGAGACCGGCGAATTTATGGAGGAAATGGTATATGGATAAAAAGTTACTGGATGCGCTGGCGGCAAAAGCTGAGCAGCGCGCAAAGGACCGCAAGAACGCAAAGCAGTTTGAAGTAGCCGGCGAAATGCTGACCTTTGTACAGCCGAGCGTGGATGCCAAGCTGAGCTATGCCGAAGCCATGCTGTCCGAGAGTGCGGCAGACACGGTACGCGCCTGCGCAAGTCTGATTTATGACTGCTGTCCGGATCTGCAGGATCCGGAGCTGCACAAGGCTCTGGGTGTTACCGACCCGTATGACACCGTCTGGACGCTGATGCAGCCGTACGAGGTTGACCAGCTGGGCGGCAAGCTGTATCGCTGGCTCGGCCTGATCGGTCCGCGCGATAACAACACGCCGGACACTGCGAGGGCCGACACCGTAAAAAACTGATCGAGCGCGACCCGGTGCTCGACCTTGCAGCATTTTACGCACCGAGAGGCATAACGCCGGAAACTATTCGGCAGATGCCTCTTGCGGATCGCGCAGTGCTGCGGGAAGGCCGGGCGCGCTGGTATGAGGATAACCGGTGGCTGATTGCATCCGGTATTGCACTGGCGTACAACCCAAAGGAGGAGGACGGCAATGGCTAAAAACAAAGTAATCAATACCGTCCTGACGCTAAAGGATGAGATGTCGGGCGGTCTGGTAGCGGCAGCCAAGGCGGCTAAGAAATCCGGCAAGAATATTGATGACAGCATGATGCAGGCCACCCGCAAGGTGGTCGCATTCAAGAACAAATCGCTCACGGCGTTGGGGGATTTTGCAAAGAAGGGTGTCAAGGCTGCCGGTGCGGCTGTTGCAGGCATGACCGCTGCGTTTATTGCACTTGACGGCGCCACCGAGGAGTACCGCGTCGCGCAGGGCAAGTTAAACGCCGGATTTCAGGCGGCGGGCTTTTCCGCCGATGTGGCTCGCAAGAGCTATCGCAATTTTTATGCGATTTTGGGTGACGCGGACACCGCAACCGAAGCCTCGCAGCTGCTCGCCAACATGGCAAAGAATGCGGAAGATGTAACGAAGTGGACGCGCATCGCCGCAGGCGTGCACGGCACGTTTGGCGATTCGCTGCCGATCGAGGGACTTGTAGAGAGCGCCAACGAAACTGCACGCACCGGCAAGGTGACCGGCGTTTTCGCGGATGCACTGAACTGGGTCGGCATCATGGAAGACGATTTTAACGCCAAGCTAGAGCAGACGACCGACGTATCCAAGCGCAATCAGCTGATCATGGATACGCTCTCCAAGACCTATGACAAGGCCGCTGACAGCTTCTATGCGAACAACCAGCAGGTAGTCAATGCGCGGCGTAATCATGCGACCTTGGACGAGATGCTCGCTAAGGTAGGCGACACCAGTTCCAAGGTTAAAAATCAGCTGTGGGTGCTGGCCGGTGCCGCCGAGGACGGTTCCATCCGCTCCGGCTCTATGCTGGATTGGGTGCAGCGAAAGGCAGAAGCATTCGGACAGTGGATTGAAGGGCTTGATTTAAGTTCGCTGCAGAAGCAGTTCGATGAACAGTTCGCGCGGGCACTGCAAAAGGCCGGAGAGGCACTGCAGTGGGTGCGCGACAACTCGGATACGCTGATCGGCACGCTGAAAAAGCTGGCTGTTGTGTGGGGTGTCGGCAAAATGCTTGCATTTGCGGCTGGGGCAATCGAGACGGTGCAGACAATCGGCGGCTTTATCAAGACGCTCAAGCGATTGATCGTGCTGAAAGGTAAAGATACAGCTGCATGGGCGGCCAACACAGCATGTGTTATTGCAAATAAGGTTGCCTTGGCAGCGCACGCAGTTGTCGGCGGCATGCGCTGGCTTGTGAATGGTATCGCTACGCTGATGACCAACGCAGTCGAGTGGAGTGTCAACACGGCGTGTATTATCGCCAATAAGGCCGCGCTGATAGCGCACAAGGCGGTCGGCGGTGTAGTTTGGCTAGTGCAGCAGGCGGCGGCTTTGGGCGTTGCCAGCGCTGCGTGGATCCATAATACCGCCATGATGGTTGTCAACAAAGCAGGCATGGTCGCCAGTGCCGTAGCATCCGGCGTGGCAACCGGTGCGACTGCCGCTCTGACGGCCGCCCAGTGGGCACTGAATGCTGCATTTGTAGCAACGCCAATCGGCTGGATCGTGCTCGGCCTGGCAGCTGTTGTGGCCGCAGGTGTGGCGCTGTATAAGAACTGGGACACCGTAAAGGCCAAGGCCGGAGAGGTATGGAACAGCATAAAAACAGCGTTCGGCGGCATCAGGGACAGTATTGTAAACGCGTTCTCGGCTGCTAAAGAAAAGGTCGCGGGCTTCTTCTCGTGGCTTAACCAGAAGATCGAGAGTGTGCCGATTCTCGGCTCCATCTACAAGGGCGGCAAGAATGCCGTGTCGTGGATTGCCGATCGGCTGGACGGCAACGCCATGGGCACGCCCTACTGGCGAGGCGGCTACACCCGCGTAAACGAGCGCGGCGGCGAGATCATGAACCTGCCGAGCGGCACGCAGATCATCCCGCATGATGTGTCTGTCAAGGCGGCAGGCGGTCGGAGCGTGACGGTCAACGTCACCATCCAGGGCAACGTGATCGGCAACCGGGAGTATACCGAACAGGTCGGTGAGTACGTCGGCCGCAAGGTGCTCGCGGCGCTTGGCAACACATAAGGAGGTGCGGTGCGTGTACAAGATAATTTTCTCGGTCAACAACAACGAGGAGGTCTGGACGCTGCCGCACTGTCCGCCGGATTTCCCAATCCCACAGCCGGAGCAGCACCACGAGACCTACGAGGGCCTGAGCCGAGACTATCGCCGCATCGGCACGCTTTGTCTGCGGCACATGGAGTGGACGGCGCTGCTTCCAGTGCACCGATACTTCTTCATGCCGTCTGAGGCGTCTGCGGATGGTTGGGCGTATGTCGATTTCTTCGACCGGTGGCGCGACAAGAAGGTGCCGTTCCGGCTGATCGTGCTCGACAGCAAGGGCGCGGCACGGCTTAACATGCCGGTGACGGTGGACAGCTTTGATGTCACCGTGCGCCGCAACGGCGACCTGGAGTACAGCATCGCCGTGACAGAATACCGATTTATCACGTGAGGAGGTGCGCCGCATGGCGGCAGGCTATGTAGACGAGCACAAGCTCGTCTTGTACCGCGACGGCGCACAGCCGCGCGACATTACGGCGTTTGCCAGTGATATGACGCTGACGGATGACCTTGACACACTGGCGGCGGAGCTGACGTTTACGACGTTTATCTCGCCGTGGGACAAGTACACGCCTAAGCTGGCGCTTGCGCCGGGCGACAAGGTGCGCGTGACCAATCAGGGCAAAACGGTCTTTTCCGGCATCATTATCACGGTGACGTTGGACGGCGGTGTTACCGCTTATGACCGCGGCTGGTATCTGAATAAGTCAGAAATCGTGCTGCAGGTCAACAACCTTGCCGCCGATCAGGTCATCCGCAAGGCGTGTGCCAAGGCGGGCGTGACGGTCGGCAAGGTGTGCAGCCTGCCGACCAAGATCACGCAGCTGTGGACAGGCTCAACGCCGTCCGACATCATCAGCGATGTACTGGACACCTGCGCGGCGGCGACCGGCAAAGAGTACCGTCACAGGGTAGACGATACCGGTCTCGTGGTGGAAGCACTACCGGTCTCTCCCATCAAGGCGATGCACAAGCCGGCGAAAAACCTTGCGGCGTTTGACATCACCTGGGCGCTCGGCCAGGTGAGCGGCGAGGACAGCATTGAGGACACCTACAACGCTGTTGTCATTGCCGCCGAGGACGACGGCAAGGCGTACATCGGCGCACAGGCCAGCAACGCGGCATCCATCAAGCGCTACGGATTTATGCAACATATTGAGACCGTGACCGAGAACCCCGGTACGGCTGTGCTTGGGCAGATGGTGAAAAATCTGCTCAAGAACGCCGACAAGGTAGGGCAGACGCGCTCCATCTCGGAAATCTGGGGCTGTGATGAGGTGAAGAGCGGCGTGGTACTGCGATTCAACTCGCCCGCGTTCGGCATCAAGGGCAACTTCCGTATTACTCGCGTGGAGCATCACTACGGCGGTGCAGGGCACACGATGGCGCTCGAAATCACGGCGCTCGAGCAGGTGCGAGCCGCCGCCGAGGGCAAGACCGACGCGGCAGCCATCAAGGCCGCCAGCACGGACAAGGTGCAGGTGTTCGGCCTGCCGGATCTGTCCGGCGGCAGCGACAGCGGCTCGGGCGGCACGATCGTCAAGGCATTGTTTACGGCTTACTATCCCGCCAACAATGCGCTGGAGGGCGGTTATCTGGATGCACAGGGCAACAGGCTCGACCCGAGTAAGCACACCTGCGCCGCACCGCCGTCTGTGCCGTTTGGCACCAAAATCACGGTGCGCGACACCGGCACAAGCCTCGACGGAACGACCTACACGGTCAACGACAGAGGCGGCGCGATCCAGATTGAGAACGGCGTGTACCACTTCGACCTCTTGATGTCCTCGAACGCTGAATGCAACCGCTGGGGACGCAAAAACGGCTCCGCGATCATCGGCGGCTCGGGCGGCGGCTCTGGCAGTGCGGTGTCGTTTGTCAATACGGCACTGGGTGAGGTCGGCTACAAGGAGTCCGGCAAGGATATCAACAAGTACGGTCAGTGGGCAGGCCACAACGGTGTCGCGTGGTGCGTCTATTTTATTTGCTGGTGTGCGTACAAGTCCGGTGCGCCTATCCCGACAAGCTACGGCTACGTTGGCGATATGACCAGCTATTTCAAATCACGCGGCAAGTACAAATCGGCAGGCAGTTACAAGCCCAAGGCGGGTGACCTGATGATTCAGGGCGACCGTCACATCGGCATTGTAATTTCTGCTGGAGCATCGTCGTTTGAGACGGTGGAGGGCAACTACTCCAACAGCGTCAAGCGCGTAACGCGCAGCTATGGTGAGGTGTCCGGTTTCTGTACGCCGTGGGGATAACTACTAAATATAGCGCAGTTGTGGATAAAACTGTGCAAGATGTGGAAAGGAGTGCATGCCAGTGTCATGGGATACAGAGATGGCTTTGGCCATCAAGAACACCGCGAGAAAAGCGGCAAAGAGCCTACCCAAAGGCTGGTATCGTGCCGAGGTCTTGCAGGTAACGCCCAAGTTGATTTTTTCTGTGGTAAGCAAGGAATTTCAGTTCAGCACGGGAGATGGCCTGATTATGACCGCGACTGCTCGGGCGAAAGAGTGGAAAGTCGGCAATCAGGCGGCAGCCATTCTGCAAGGCAGTGAGCTGTTGGTTTTGGACAGTCTGTAACGGAGGAGGTGCAGCGGATGTTTGACGAGGAGCAGGCGCAGTTTGTCTGCGATTTTTTGGAGTGCCTGACGTGCTCCAGCGGTGTGCCGCTGCGCCTGATGGACTGGCAGCGCGACATGATAACCGAGTTTTACGGTCAGCTGATCGAGGACGAGGACGACCCGGCAGGCAACTACCTGCGGCGATACCAGTACCTGTACCTTGAGATTGCAAAGAAGAACGGCAAGTCGGAAATCGCTGCCGGTCTGGGCGTGTACCACCTGTTTGCCGACGGCGAGATTAACGGCGAGGTGTATGTCGTAGCGGCTGACCGCGACAATGCGGGCATCGTCTTTGCGGCGGCCAAGTACATGGTCGAGCAGAGTCCGGCGCTCAAAAAGCGCAGCCGCATCGTGGACAGCACTAAGACCATCTACGACGAGACGAGCGGCAGCAGGCTCAAGGTGCTGTCCAGCGAGGCGTACAGCAAGCACGGCTACAAGCCGAGCTGCGTTATCTTTGACGAGCTGCACGCCCAGCCGAGCCGCGACCTGTGGGACGTTATGACGTTTGGTGCCGGTGACGCACGCCGTCAGCCGGTGTGGATCGTGCTGACCACCGCCGGAGATGACCCCGACCGCAAATCCATCGGTTGGGAAGTCCACGAGAAGGCGCTCGCTATCTACCGATGGCGGCGCGGCGCGAGGGACGAGAAAGCCTACGATGACCCGCGTTGGCTGCCGATCATCTACGGTCTCGGACTGATCGAGGACGAGGATGAACTGAAGGACCTCAATATCTACGACGAGGACCTGTGGCGGCGGTGCAATCCGTCGCTCGGCAAGACGCTCAAGATGGCCACCATCCGCGCCCAGGCGGCGGACGCCAAGAAGAGCGAGGCCGCTGAGCGGCTGTTCCGTTGGCTCAGGCTTAACCAGTGGATTGCCACGGCGACTGTCGGGTGGATACCGATAACCATCTATGACAAAACGCAGTGGAATCCGCCCGGCTGTAAGGACTGGCGCGAGGCCGTGCAGCTGCTGCGCGGCAAGACCTGTTACGGCGGCGTTGACCTCTCCAAGAGCACCGACCTTACCGCCTTTGTACTGGTGTTTCCGCCGCAGGAGGGTCTGGACAGGTGGGTGGCTCTGCCTGCCGGGTGGATGCCGCTTGACGGCATTGACGCACGCGAGCGCGAGGATCATGTGCCGTACCGGGACTGGATACGCGCAGGTTTCCTGCATGGCTGTGAGGGAGATATCATCGACTTTGCGGCTGTGGCTGACGCTGTGGTACAGGCCGCACAGGATTACGACCTGCGTATGGTCGGCTTTGACCCGTATCTGGGTGCGACTGTGATGCAGAACATCCGCGAGCGGCTTGCCGGTACGGTGACCGAGGTTGTCGAGATACCGCAGGGTATCCGGTCCATCTCGCCGCCGATGAAGGAGCTGGAGCGGCTCATTCGAGCGCATGAGATGCTGCATGTACACAACACGGCGGCACGGCAGTGTTTTCTCAACCTGCGGTGCGTATCGGATGACAACGAAAATATCAAGCCAACCAAAAAGCGGAGCCGCGGACGCATTGATATCACGGTCGCGTGGATCATTGCATTTGCGACGGCGATGCTGCAGCCTGCACCGACGCTGGCGGACAGCGTGGCGGCTGCGGATTGGCACATGTGAGTTTAGGAGGTGTCGGCTATGGCCGATGTGTTTCCGGTTATCCCGGAGGAGCTGCCCGCGCAGATTGCGGAGAGCATTGGGCGCTCTCCGGAGTTTGTGTTCCACGAAGACGGCAGGTCGGGCAGTTTCCAGCTAGTGGACGGCGCTCTGGTCGAGCGGCAGGGCGTGGAGGCGGTCAAGCAGTGGCTTGAGCTGATGCTGCGCCAGAAACCGGGTGCAATCCCGATCTACCGCACGAGCGGCACGACCCAGCCGGGCGTGGAGGCGGTCAGCCTTGACCGGCGCGTGCCGGAGGGCTGGATTTTTGCCGAGATTGAGCGCAATGTGCGGGAGACCGCCGCGTTCTGTCCGGCGATCCGGACGCTCGACAGTTTTAAGTTTACGCGCGTGCGGCGCGGCGTGGAGGTACGCTTCACGGTCCGGCTGCACACCGGAGAGAGTGAGGAGGTGACGACGTTTGTCAGCGAGTGACATTTTAACAGAGATGCTTGGCAATATGCCGGAAAGCTATCAAAAGACCATCGGTTTCCCGACTTACGATCTTTTAGCCGCAGTCAGCCTGCGGATGGAGGGCACGGACACGGCTATTGACGAGGCCAAACAGCAGCTTGACCCGGAAAACCTGCACGACAGCGCTCTTGACCGTTACATCTATCCGCGCTCCGGCTTGGAGCGCAAGGCCGCGACCTTTGCACACGGCAGCCTGACCGTCACCGGCACAGGCACGGTCGAGCAGGGCACGCTGTTTGAGTCCGGCGGCGGTGTCCAGTATCACGCAACCGAGACCGTTGTCATTGAGGGCGAGGGCACTGTACCGGTCACCTGCACGGTGGACGGCACGGCAGGCAATCTGCCCGCGCACAGCGTGACGCAGATGCCGGTGACGGTGCAGGGCATTGCCTCGTGTGATAACCCTGAGCCGATCGGCGGCGGTTACGCGGAGGAATCCGACAGCGAGTATTATGCGCGTTATCTGGTCGTACTGCGCACGCCTGCCACGAGCGGCAACGTGTACCACTATGTACAGTGGGCGCTTGAGGTGGCCGGTGTCGGTCATGTCAAGGTGTTTCCGCGGGTGCAGGGCGTCAACACAGTTGATGTCGTAATCGCGGACAACGCCGGTCAGCCTGCATCGCCTGCGCTCGTGAAGTCGGTACAGGACTACATCGACCCCGACAGCGAGGGCGCAGGCCGCGGACAGGCGCCCATCGGCGCACAGTGCTTTGTTACTGCCGCGACCGGCAAGGCCATCACGGTCAGCTGCACGGTGTCCAAATCGGACACCGTAACCGAGGACATCCTGACATCCGGCATCAAGGAGAGCGTTGCGGCGTATCTGGCAGGCACGGTCTTTACCCAGGACTACATCAGCTATGCACAGATCGGCGCGGCCATCATGGACACGCCGGGCGTGATTGACTATGCCGGTCTGAAAGTGTCCGGCGGCATCGTGAACATTGCAATCGCAGAGCGCGAGTGTCCGGTACTGGGTGAGGTGACAATTACCTATGGCTGAGTTTGACAACATGCGGAAAAGCCTGCCGGTGGCGTACCGCACGGACAAGTGGGTGTGCGACCTGCTTGCCGCGATCCAGTCGCTCGACGACACGCAGCGCGAGCAGATGCTCGACATTACGCAGCAGCTGTTTCCAGGAAGCATGACGTGGGCGCTTGCCATCGAGGAGCGCGACGCCGGATTGCCGTCCACCGGCACGCTGGAGGAGCGCCGCACGGCGCTGATTGCACGGTGGCGCGGCTCGGGCAAGTGCGATGTTGACCTGATTCAGCGCGTGTGCGACAGCTGGAAAAACGGCGAGATTTCCGTCGGCTTTGCAAAGGGCGTCGTTCTGCTGACGTTCATCGGCGCTTACGGCATTCCCGCACCGGCCGAGCTTGCCGCATTGCAGGAGGCGGTAGATCGCGTGATCCCGTGCCATCTGGCAAGCAAATATCTCTGGCGTTGGATTCTCGTCCGCGAGATTGAGGGCATGACGCTGGACGAATTGCAGACGCACAAAATCAGCGAATTTGCATTTGAGGAGGTGCAGGCGTGAGCCTGAAAACCAAAATTCTGGGGCTGTTTAAGTACGATCCGGACAAGGACGGCGCGAGCACGTTCAATATCAAGCAGGCGCTCAACGACAACTGGGACAAGCTGGACAACGAAGTTGCAGCCCGCGTAAAGACCACGGAATTGGCTGCCGAGGTTAAGAAGACCGTGAAAGGCGGCAGCCTGACTGCCTCTGATCTGGGCGCGGTATCGGCGGCGGATAAGGGGCAGGCTGGCGGCATTGCAGGTCTGGGCGCTGACGGCAAGGTTCCAGCATCGCAGCTGCCTGAAATGAATTACGAGGGCAAGGGCGCCGTAGATACGCATAACAAGAGTTCAACCGCGCACAAGACGCTGTTCGACAAAAAACTCGACAAGCTGACCGGCAAGAAAGGACAGTTTGCAGGCTTTACGGAGGATAACGTGGTCGGCGCGGTGGACGCACCGGCAGGCGGCGAAAGCGACTCCGGCGTGGGTGAGCTGCAGGACACCGAGATGGAGGTCGGCACGATCACCAACGCAGGGGCAGGCTGGAACACCTACCATTTTAGAGAGGCGTTTGAGGGTGTGCCGCAGGTGACCTGTCAGGCTGAGGACTTTGACGGCGTGGTGCTTGTTAAGGACATCACTGCCGAGGGATTTTTGTACTGCCTGCGTACCTTGCAGACCGGAACTTACTATATCGGTACTGAGACGGGTACCAACCCATCGCACAAAGAGACCACACTGGTCAGCGGCACAACGACCACGGCTGATGCAGTTAAAATCAATTACATTGCCGTAGAGTATGGAGGCGAAAGATAAATGTTAGCAAATCAGAGCGATTTTATGGCGTATGCGTCGGCACTCAAATCAAATTACCGCAAAGGCGTGCATAGGTTGGAGACGATCCTCTCCAATCCGACCCATGCGGCGGAGTTTGCCGCCAACCTCGGTGGTGTGAGTGTCGTACTGGGCGTTCCGGTGAATCTGCCGGACCGCAACAGCGACAAGCTGCTTGAGTTGCTGCTCGGCAGTGATGTGGTAGACGATGCAGTAGAAACGTGGCTGCACCAGTTTTACGAGTTCACCGGTTGGGACGATCTGCTCAGTGATTCCGCCCGCTGCAAGGAGATGGCCAACAACCCGCTGATCTGGCGCGCGGCCGGCGGCAGTAAGCTGGCGGTTGGCAAGTCCATCGCTACGCTGGCGGGCCTGTCCTGCGCGGCGTATAAGGATATTGATGCGGTAGCAGCCTCTCAGGTTGCTATGGCGGCCGTGATCGGAAACGCCACTGCACTCAATGCCGTGGTGACCTCTTCGGTTGCTATGGCGGCTATTGTTAAATCGCCGGTAGCA